GTATTTCCTCCTTTAGAATCGTCATCATTTTTATCTTCAGGCTTATCGGTTTCCCCCATAGCCTGTCCGATCATTGCATAAACCACATTTTTCTGCTTTTCATTGAGGGTATTAAATACCTGCTCAATTGTCTCTTCAACTTCCTCAGGTTTTTCTTCAGAAGTCTTATCTTCCTTAGATTTGGATTTCTCCTCCGCCTTCTTTTCCTCGGATTTGTCATCCTCCTCGGCGGAATGATAAATCATAATGTTCTCGTCATATCCAATAATGGTACGGTCTTCTGAAGTCTCACCGTGAGCCATAACAGAATCAATGAAAGCTCCCGGATTAGCTCCAGCCAGAACAAGGCTCAGTTCATAGATAACGCCATGCATCACACTCGCTCCGGCCTGTTTAAGCTGACCGGCACAAATAGAAAGTGAACGAACATCTCCGTGCTTAACTAGCTTCTTCGCTGCCTGTCCGGATTCACTGTCATTGAAACTACAGTAGGCATAAACGCCCTCATCACGATTTTCCAGTACCCCATGACCGAGTACACGATTGGGATCGGAATGATTATGTCCCCAAATTAGTGGAACAGTTTGTCCATTCTGGTTCTTAAACGCATCCCTTTTGATGGTACGGCCATCGGTGCAAAGAAGATCGTTTCTAGTGGCCCAACCACTAAAATCGTATTTCTCCATTTTGAAAATCACTCCTTCTATCAGTATTGTGCGAAAGCCATTGCTACTTCCTCCGTTTCCTCTTCTTTACCGCTTTATATTCGGAAGCTATCTTGTCAAACTCTTGCTGATAAAGATCTTCATAAGTGGCATCAAGATTTTCTTTTGCCGCTTTATAAGCTTCCCTTGCGGCGGTAACGGCAGCCTTTAACTCTGTACTAACTTTTTCTCTTTCCGATTTAGCATTCGCAGAATTATCAGCCCTTTCTTCTTTGGTGTCCTCGGTAATTCGCTTCTTCTTAAGACTTGCGGAAGTTCTCACCTCTTCCTTTTCAGCTTTCGCCTGCTCACTCACCTTAGATTTATCCTCGCTGGCATCATCACGAAGCTTTGTAATTTTCTCATTTCGCTCCGCTACTCGCTTTGCCCTTTCCTCTTTGGATAACCCGGATGGAATTTCTATTGCCATTAAGCGTTCGATCTCAGTATTCTTCTTTTCATCGATACGCTCTTTCTGGTCTTCTACTTCTTCTCCAATATCCTCCAAATCAGATTTTTTACGGGAGTCAACCCTACTCCTTCTCGACGAAGATTCCTCGGTAAGCTGAGTATTCAGTTCCTTTAATTTAGCCGAGATCTGCTCTCGGGTCGCCTTGGCCTTTGCTCTCAGCTCAGCAATTTTTTGTTTCCGTTTTTCCTGTTCTTCTTTTACCTTTTCCTTCTTCTCACCAGAAATCTCATTTTTTGTATAAGCCCAGACTTTCTTTCCCTCATCGTTAAGCTTCATTGTGGAACGACGCCCTTTGAGTTCTCTGGTTCTCATATAATATTCATGAGCTTTCACCGGGTCGTAATAAGGAGATGCATAGTGTTGAAGAGGCTCGTTAATATCCATTAGGACTCCTCCTCATCATCCGAAACATAGCTTCCTATAATTTCATCAATCTCCTTTTCAAGACCGTCAAGCAGCTCGTTTACGATACTGTCATAATCGGCTCCGGCATCACTTTCATTGGATTCGACATCAGAACTACCGTTTGAAGGATCAGATTTGGCCTCACTGATATTGCTGTTCTTCAGCGCATCAGCTTTTGGATCATCAGACGGTTTCATACCAATAATCTGGCGAATTTCGTTTGATGTCATAATCTCATTTCTTGTGAATTTGTCAGCAATTTCTGACAGATCAGCTACTGGTACAAGTTTGAAGGGGTCACGGAAGAACAGAATCGATTGCTTTTGAGACCTGGCTGTTTTAGTAAGGAACTTACGTTTCATTTCGTCAACGATTGCTGAAATGATCGGCTCAATAGTACGGTTGTAGTAATTCAGCATGGTCTTCTCGTCTGCGGAACCATCCAATATACTCTGAGTGATACCTAACTGGCTGTATAGCATACTCGTTAGATATTCAATCTGCTTCATCAGATTATTTTCCACAGAACGATTCAACTGTGTGATTCGCTCCGTACCATCAGTATACGCAATACCATATTTAGAACCGGCCAACTGACGCTCAATCTCGACACGCCTCTTCTCAGCCTGTTGACGCCTTGCTTCTGTTTTTATCACATAGGGAAGCTGGATAATTAAATCGAGTTTTCCTGAACTGCTCTGCTCATCAACAACGTCCAATAAATTCAGTTTTCTTATCAAACGCTGCATCGTTGAGTTTGGCTCATTCATCACCGCATAAAGCGGATTTTCAATAATGGCGACCGTATCTTTTGGAACTACAATGTCTTCCTTTAATCCAGTCCGCTCATTATAAACTCTTACTTTGATATGATTCGGAAACCATTCCAGAATCTTCCCGGTTCGCATTGACTCGATTTTATAGGAGCCTGTAGTGTCAGGGTCATCATCCGTATCCACCGGGATAATCGCCACACATCCCTCATCGAGCATTGACAAAACCACATCCTGAAGGAAAGCCCGCCCAGTCTGGTCAATGTTGGCTGATAAATTCAGACAATCATTTAGCCCCGAAGAAATTTTTTCAAGAAATCTTTCGGAGTCGTCCAGACGGACATGTTGAATGTTAATTGAAGCGCAATCCAATGCGATTCGATTATATACAGAGGTAACGATAGATCTTTCATTTCCTCTTGTGAGTCTTGGACGGTCGGGCCTGTACGAATATCCAACCCCTATGTCCCGATAGAAACCTGTTGGGTCTCTATTTAAAAAAGCGTTCCAGGCATGTTTAATCCTGGAACCGATTGAAACTTCCATTTTGAAATCGTCACCTCCTATTCGAAAGCATCTCGGTTGAGCTTGAAAGCGACAAACGCATCCATCATAGCTGCCACGGCATCAATCTTTGCGTCATAACGCTTTTTCAGCAATTTACGGTTTCCATTCGTATCTTCCATAACGATGCAGTTCCCCATCGCAAAGGTCATAAGTTCTTCATCAAACAAAAGCATCCGCTCCTCAGAAAGTTTCTTTAACTCTCCTAAAGGAACGGATTCCGTCTTAGCACCCTGTATTACCTTTTCGATTCCAAACGGACCATTTTCAGAAGACCATCTCTCAATGAACTCCTTTGCGTTGTATGGGTCATACCCCAAGCAACGAACGTCATAGCCAAATTCTGTGATATGGTTATCCAAATCTTCATAGACTTCCATCATATCCAAAACGGTTCCCTCTAGGACAATCAGGCTTCCTTCGTCCATGAATTGGTCGTATTTGATTCTCATTGCTGCCGGAAGTTTCATCAGAGTCGATGAAGAAATGTAGTTCCTGGTTTTAACTCCAAAGGAACCATTCGATAACGGGAAAAGGAACGTAAAAGCACAGAAATCATCCCCCTGCGACAAATCAATTCCCAAAGAGCAGGGCATCTGCCAATAGCTTCTCTTCTTATGAGGAAGAGTTTCTTCATATGTGAAGTAATAGGTGTAGCCCTCCATCGGCAATCCAAATCTCTTAGCCAAGATATCGTTTCTGGCCGCCGGAGACTTCTCCGCTCTTTCCACATCGAGTTGATAGGTCTCATAGCTTACCGTTTTACCAATATTGGGATTTGCCTTCAGCCACATATCTGGATTGCCCACTTCATCGATAGAATCGAGTTTGTACCACCAGATGGAAACATGAGGATTGATATATTCTCCTTTGAGAATGTCCATCAACTCCATTTTGATTGTGTCGCCTGCTCCATTTCTCACTGTTCCCTCAGAACTCGTGGCGACAATGATGTAATCATCCAATTTAGACGCACCCTGCTCCAAAGCGCCAACCACATCTTCTCTAGTATCACCGGACAGCCACTCATCCACTGTAGAAATCTTAGGTCGTAATCCCTGAAGCTTTGCGATGGACATTGGCCGCACTTCCAAAAGCGAACCTGTGAGAAAATTCTCAATACCCTTTTTGGTGGAGGCCAATTTCATTCTCTTTGCTTTAGAACCAGTCGTATTCTGCAAAGAGCCCTCTGTCAGAAACCGGAACAATGGACCTCTCGACCTTGTAATCGCAGTGCGAAAAGGTGACATCACCTCATCAGCCTGTTTCATGGTAGGGGCTGTCGTGACTTGATGAGTCGTGGATGTGTCGATATTCAATCCATAGGAATGAACACAGGTGTCATACAAAGATTTAGCAGCTCCTCGCCCAACGATAAGATATTGTTTCTTCGTCAGACGCTGCTTGATTCTTTTATTCACATATCGGCCACCATGTCCGTCAGAACTTGGCTCCCACACACTTCGTTCGACGAAGTAGTACCATCCATAAAGCTGCTCGCCCCACAATTTAAACGAGTCCAGCAAATTCAAATCAGAACCGTCCGTCAATGTTAGTTCTGATTCGCAATAGGCAATCCATCCTTCGACGGCCTGGTCATCATAGTAAATACCAGGATTGGCTATTAGGTCGTCAATTCGGTTCATCTCCATAGAGATTTCTTTACAAACCGGTATCTCTCCCCTGATTACGGCATCCCGAAACATGCCGTAGTATTTGGGAACGGCAGTGTTTGATAATGCCATAATTGAATCACCTACTTGCTTGTTGCTTTCTTGATGACCGCGTCAATTCCCTTCGTCATGTACTTCGATGCATAATTGGTGGCGGTCTGCTTTGCGGCATTGGTCAGCACATCCTGTACAAACTTTCTACCGACAGAAATTTCTGAACTGGTAAGCTGTTTATACTGCTTTTCCATTTGAAGACGGTTGATCTTTGAGCGGAGTTCCGAATCAGACATCTTCTTCACCTCATCATCGGAACTCGTCTTCTTTCCACTTGCTCTTGCAAGTTGTTCGGGAGTTCTTCGGACGCCCCATTTCATCCCAAGAATCCCGTGATGCTGTAGTAATGCTTCATTACTCATTTTGAATCTCCCTCCTTTGCGATATATGATGTCACTCCGTTTGCTGCGTTCCCAGTCTCGTAATACGGAACTTCTGTTACCACAATATTTCGATCCAGAACTTTGTTCTCAGTATCCAGCATTTGAGATTGGAATGCTTTCGGCGTTACCCTATACTCGCCATCGTAGGACTCGTGTTCTTCGGACTTATCTTCGTCAGTTTCCGCTGCAACATTCAGTCTCCACTCCGCCTCAGCAATCATCTTTTCCATAGACGCCATTACAGCGGAACTCAAAGGCGGATCGAACAGGAGCTTTACCTTCATCTGCATATACGACTTTACCAATTGCAACTTTGTCTCGTCAGAAATGAATTCTTTCCATGTAGCACTTTTATCCTGAACAGAGAATCCAGATGGTGGACCAACACCAAGTTGCGTCAAGATCATAAATACTGAATTGATATGTATGATAAGATCTGAATCAAAGTGCTCATACTCTTCTGTAATACCCAGCATCTTTTTAATTGATGTCAGTATGCTTTCCATAATCGCTATAACCTCCTCTCCATCAATGTTTCCAGGGACATGTATCGTTTCTGCTTCGAACAATAGGTTCTGTGACAAGAAGACTTTCATCTCCATAGTGAATGGCATTATGTGTTGTAAGAATTGTTGAGATGAGAAATTCTGGATTTAAAAGAAAATCGCTTCTCTTTAAAATATCCTCCACGGAAATCGGATTCATATGGTGAATCAATATCTTCCCACATATCTCACGACCTTCTATTCCGAGGTCACATCCGTTATCTCTCACAATCACAAAATCACGAACTGACTTCCACTCCATAGACCGATAGAAAATCTGATTCAGATATCGGTCAAACCCAAACGTGTCTGCCCCGATGACTCCGCCCAAACGAAGATACTCGTATCGTTCTTTAAAAGTCTTCAATTTCGATAATTCCGAATATGTCCTAATCATCATCGTTACCCTGTCCACTGTATATACGAAACGCATTGATGGCGTCCTTATAGAGATCTTTAATCTCATCTGTGGAGTCAATAGCTCTTACTTTTGCCCGCAACAGATTGTTCTCTTCCTCCAGTCTCTCCCTCTCAAGCTTCTCTCTGGAAGAGCCCAGTTTTAAATAGTGAGTAATGACCTGAGAAGAAGCAGTCCCTTCCAGCAATTGTCTTTCAGCCAGGTCAACAGCCAGAGAAATCATCTGAAGTTCCCTTGCTTCCGGAGTCAAAGCAGGACGAATCTTTTTGGAAGAACCTGTCGATTCAGAACTCTTTACTTTTCTAGCCATTTACTGCCTCCTTCCCGTCTGTTCTTCAATAGTTTCATAAAAGTTTTCCGGCAGTATTTAAAAGAACCCACAAGGCTGACTGTAACTTTTTTACCGAAAGGAGAAAAAAGAGTAAAAAGAACCACAGCTTATTACTTAGCCAACCTTATGAGCTCTGTTAAATACTGCCGGGAGGTAAAAACATTCTCCGAAAAATACCCCCGGGGAATTTTTAAAG